TATTAAACTGTTGTTTTTCTGTTTTCTGTTTATTACCATACATCTGTAATGTTGTGGTATCTAAAGGAACTTTGATAATAGTAATATCATAGTCTGTTACTACACCTTCCTCTATACCCTGTTCCATGCTATATGTAGCCACTACAGGTAAGTGAAGATTAGTCAATAACCATTTTTTACTTCCATTCGTCAAGGTTCCTGTAAGGCCTAGGATATGTTTGTTAGCTTTTTTCAATTCTGCCACTTTAAGAATTTGTGCAGGAGACATTAAATGAATTTCATCAAGAACAATTAGATCATACTTTTCATCTACATATTTCTTGATAGATGCATAGGCTGTATAAGTAACATTCTTATCATTATATCCTCTCTTTTTGAAATCTGTCTTCCATGAATCCTTAATTTTTAAATCAGGATAGGCTATCAAGATTTTCTTTAGTTCTCTTCTTTTTTCAAGAATATTTATAGTACACCTAATCTTACCAAATCTGGGACAGGCGAATATCACACCAAACATTCCAGACTCTATCCATTTATCTGCTAATTCTTGCTGTCTTTGATCTCGAAGACTATTCATTCTCATCCTCCTCTCCTATTATTTCCCAATCATCTTTTTCAGGACTGTCAAACTCCTCAAGATTAGTACCATTAATAGCATTTTTCCAAGCTTCATCAGAAGTATTTCCACTTCTTGTAAAATACACTGTAAATAAATATCTATTTCTCATTTTTAATAAGTGTTAGTGCTTTTAAAATTGCTTGTTCTCTAGCTTTTTGATAAGTATTGAAATGTACATACGATTCAAATATAGTTGTTCGATCATCCATATTTCCTAAATAAAACACAAAACCAGAATCTTCCATACAATTCATATCAATGGCTATACTAATCTTATATTTTTCTCTAAACCAATCAATTACTTGTTGCCAAAGAGGAGCACTTTGTCCAATTTCAGCAGAAACCTGACGTGAAAAATGTGCAAATCTAAATTCTTTATTTAGATAAATCCCCAAACATTCTTCATTAAAACCTAATTCCTTAAGTTTCAATGCAATTTCATAGGTAACAAATTCACTCTTCATCTTCAGGAATGTTTTTAGAAGAATTCAACTTCACTTTAGATATAAACATCTCCATATCATCAGGAGTCATAGATTTATCTTCCCTGACAAATTCTTCAGGAACAGGACTACCTCCACCAATGTTATCATAGTCTATATTTACATATTCTATAGGCTCATTAGAGAATACTTGATACAAACATCCTCCACTAATTACAATTATTACTTTTGTCATTTGTTTACATTTAAAAAGTTAAACGAAATAACTCCCATTAAATAGAGAAGAATAATCAAATCCTTCCATATCTTTACCTTTAGGAAGTTCTTTAAAAATTCCAGTAGCTCCGTGAAACGCCATTCCAATTCTTATGTCATCTTCTGAGTAGGTACTTTTTAAAAGTTTAACACTTCTAAAGAATTTTCCTCCTGTAATATTATCTACGAAATTATCTACTTTATAACTAGGATCATTAGTTTTATAACGAATAGGATCAAATAGACTTGTAATTACATCAGAGTCTTCACCAGGTCTTCCACTTTCCTTAATATCATCAATTGTAGGTTCAAATGAATCCATTTTTAAAAATATTGGATTATTAAGATTTCTAGTAAGCTGACTGACTGTAACAGGTGAATATCCTAACATATCTCTAAACCATTGATTATATTCTGAAAGTTTATCAATAGCATCTTTTTTAGAAAACTGACCTTTCTCAATTTTAGTAATACCTAGATGATCTTCCATAGGAATAACTATTTCATTAGAATGATTAGGAATATATACTTTTTTATATTCATCAATTTGCTCAAATTTACCATTAGCTTCTGCATATGCTTTCACATATTTATAAATCCCAGTAGCATTTTGAGCTCCCTCTACAATATCTACTATTTCAAGAAGTTCATTTAAATAATCTTTATAAGCTAAAAATAGATCATGTTCGTCTTTAGTGAGTTTTGTATCCCACCATCCTAATAACTTTGGAATAGGAATTAATATACCTTGATCCACAAATATTTTACGACTCATCCATTTTGCGAGAGTATAAATTTTACTTCTCTCCATAGAGAATAATATTACTTTGAATTTGATATCTGTAGGACGAGTCTTAATATACCACTCTGCAGGATTTAAAATATATGCAGAATGTACATAAGCAGACTTTCCAGATCCACTAGCACCAAATACCATAGTAAGAATTCTTTTACGAATTCCTATATATCTGTTTAGTCTATCAAATCCCATAGGAATTCCATTATTGAGACCTAACATTCCATTCTCAACTTCTTTAGCTAATTGTTCAAAACTCATAATATTATTTAGATTTAAATTCTTCTTCAGTGATTTGTGATAGATTCTGCTGACGTACTCTTCGATAATTATTACGAAAGCAATTCTGAATAACAAATTCCTCTTTGTGTTTTTCTACAGCAAGTTGCTTAAAAAGCTTGTCACTTATTTCCATGTCAAATTCAAGTCTGAGTTTTATATATTTCTTTTTCATTTTTATAAAGTTTTAATTATTTCAAATACGTTGTCTAGTTGAACCTTAACAGTTTTCAATTAACTCATTTTCTTTTCGAATCATTTCTTCATATTCAAAATCATACATTGAATAAGAGGCTGAATCAAATTCAGCAAAAAGCAATTCTGCTTCTGATTTAAAAAAGTCTAAATCAGACTGTTCAATATCATCTTTATCAAACGGACATTGAATTTCAAATTGTCGTGGGAATATGCCTACTGATTCATCGCCACGATCATAAATTGTAAGTTTCATAATTTATTTTTCTAAGTGATTGATAAATAATTCTATTTCAGTTTTTAAAAGTTTCATTTTTTCAATGAAATCTTCTATGTTTTCAGTATTCTTAATTATCTTAATCGTTTTACTGCAATCTGATATTGCCAAAAATGTAGTTCTTTCGGTTGCATCGCTATATATTACTTCTCCATCAAATGCGGTAACACTTCCTAATGATGGAGAATCTTTTTTATTTAACCACGTTCTTTTATTGTACATTCTTAAAATAGTTTTGATTCAACAAGGATTAAAGTAGAATTAAATATCTGTTCCTCCTCTGGTTACTATAGATGATGTTTCTATTTTAGCACCAGATTTGATTAATTCAACGAATGGTTCAAAGGTTCGTTGATTAAGATATGTTAACGAATTTTGCATATATTTAAGCTTATTGGTCTTTTCTTTAACTGATGCCTCCTTCTTTTGTAACACTTCATAGTTTAGTGCATCAAGTAAATCCTTACCAGTATGTTCTCCTTCACTTATAATAGAAGCAAATTTAACTGCACACATGTCTTGATTAACTCGTATACTTCGATCACCTTCAAACTGCATACCTTTATAGGTAAAGTTTGGTGTACCAGGATAAGCTTTCCACCAAGTAAGAAAGTCTGAAGTTTCAACAATCTTCTTCTCTGCAGGAGTTCTTTTCTTAGTGAGCTTGTTTGGGTCCTTGGTTTCCATGTACACAAGTAAATCTTCTCCCAATGTAGTGAGCTTGTCTTTATCAACAAGCCCTTTTCTTATTAGAGACTGATAAACTGCTTGGATCTTATTCCCTCTTGAAGGAATATCCAAAGAAACTCCTTCCTGAATCCATGTCAATAATATGACATGGTCCATTGAGAAGCCTCTTTGAATAATTTCCTCTAAATTGTTAATATCAAACTTTACTTTTCCCATTTCGTTTCACTTTTTAATATTGGTAATAGAATTGAAATCTTAGCAGGAAGTTTTTGTTGTTCCATCTCCCAAAGTTCGTAGGCTTCTTCTTCCTCTCTTTGTTGTTCCTGTAGATACATAGTATCTGTCAGATTAATTCTTTCAAAGTCTTCTTCTGTATACATAATTATTCCTCCTCCTGTTTCAAAAGTTCATCAGCTATATGTAATGATTTTTTTACTATTAACTCACTAGTATTTTCTGAATAATGATCATCAATAAGAGAACTATTTGCTAAAAATCCTTGCATAGCCATTCCTGCTAGAAATAATCTTGTAGAGATACCAAAACTTACTTTATCTCTAATGATAGGAGCACCATACTCATCTTTATCTCCAAATGTGAATTTACTTGGAAATATAGGATTCTGTCCTTTTTTCATATTACTACTTTTTTAGATTTTTCAATCATATCACGTATAATTCTTCTCTCTTCTTTTGCTTGAGAGAGTTGAGCTTTTACAATACGTATTTGCATATTCTTTCGACAAAGAAAATTGGTCATTGCTCCTTCTTTAGTTTCATAAGCAAATTTGTGGCATTTCGTATTACTCACCCATTTACAGGTGGTGCAATTAATTGGAGTTACATTCTTAGACCCTGATCTATTTATCCAATAACCTCCTTTGGTTTCTTTAAGAACAGGATAAGTAGTCAGATTTACACTAACTTTAGTGTAGTCATCAGCTCCCCATCCTTTATATCTATAGAGTTCTGTTATCATTTTCCTTTTAGTCTTAATCCAAATTGAGATCTAAACCATAAATAAGTCTCTTCAGCACGAAATCTATTGCAATGAAAAGTCTTTTTAATAAGAGGAATAGCATAAGCATGAAATTGCTCAAGCTGTGTACGTGTCATAGTCCAATGAAACCACCATTTGTCATCATCAATTGTTTCAACAAGTGTATGACCAACCATCTCTAATTCATATTCAATTAAATGAGTGGTAATGTTTGCTCGATTAACTTTTTGTTGTTCCATATTATAAAATCAATAATTGCTAAATAGGTAGCTTCAATTAATGTATCTGCTTCAAATACTGGATAACTATTAAGTCTTACCATTATTCCTCCTGTTTCATCATTCAACATACCAAATGTTCTTGGATAGGCATATTCCACATAGGTCTTTCCATCTCCAATCTTCATTCTACATATTTTTTCCAAGACAGGAGCTAGCCAATCCCAGGATTCATGATATCTGCTGTTACATTTAAATATTTCCAGAGATTTATCAGGAATATCATAGGACATAGTTCTATACAAACCATTAGTAGTATAATAATGAGGCATCTGTTCTCCATAGCTGTCATAGTATCCTGTAGTCTCCTTAACTTCCATGAAAGTAGTAATTAATTTATTGTTTTCAATGATTTCATTCGTTTCCATAAATTTGAGCCTCCTCTTCTATTTCAATTATTTCCATAAAACCTTCTGTAAAAGAATCATCAAACTCTACTTGAGTACAGCAAAGAGTTACAGTACTATTGTTAAGCTTATCCATAATATCCTTTTTAGATAGCTCTATAGGAACCTCTAAGATTATTGAAGCAGTAATTTTAATTTCTTGGGTAGTCATAGCTATTTGTGATATGAAGTTATTACAAAATCATGTATTGTACGTATTCCTTGAGATATAGCATCTATTACCTCAGATTCGCTTAATCCATAAAAGAATATGGTGTCATCATCTTCAAAGTCATCATCACTTGTTGAAACTTTATATTCATGAAATTCAGACTTGTCATCTTTCCAATATCCATCAACATAAAGAAAAGGAACATCCTCATCTTCAGGAGTAAGATCAAACACTTCTTTATCTGTTAGTCCCATTACATCAGTGGCGTAGTCTTGAATGGCATCAACTAAATGTATAAGACCTTATACAGCATCAGGAACCTTTCTTCCCATT